GGTGATAATGCAGAGTTTACCGCAATCATTAAGAATTCTGCTGGCTCTCCAATCTTAACAAGCTCCTTCAACTTTAACCAAGCTTCTGATATTTACATCAGAAAGGTTTTCAATACAAACCCAATATTTGTTAATAGCCAAGTAACTACAACAACAAATCTTGAAAATTATTTCCTTGGTGAATCTTTTGAACGTTCTATCGAAGAAACAGTAGGTTCAATTGCTGGATTAACTGCTGGCTCACAATACGGTGTAATCGTAGCTCTTCAAAGCGGTTCTGTCAATAAGGGTTCCATGAGAATGGAATCACAAGCTGCTGAAACTGGCTGGTTTATCTCACAAGACCTTTCAACAGATAATGCTTCTTACAGCGAACTTAACATGGCCAAGTTGTTCAAGCTTGTTGCTATTGATGAAGGTGAATGGGCACAAAAGAATATCAAGATTTCATTAATCGATATTAAAGCTGCTCCATATCCTGATATATATCCATATGGTTCTTTTACGGTTCAAGTTAGATCAATAAGCGATCTTGACAAGGGACCACAAGTTCTTGAAACATTTACCGCTGTTACACTTGATCCAAATTCTGAAGATTATATCGCTAGAAGAATTGGTGATAAATACTACGAATGGGACTCTGTAAACAAGAGACTTAATGAAGCTGGCAACTATGACAATAAATCTAGATACATTCGCGTTGTAATGAATGAAGACGTAGATGCTGGTGCAACCGACACAAGATACTTGCCATTTGGTATTCTTGGCGGTATGAAGTTCAAAGGCTTTACATTACACTCTGGTAGTGCTTATGCCTCAACATTCGGTTCAACAACTCCTTCACAATTTAATCAAGTATTTGCCAAAGCAAATGCAACAATAGCAGATTCAAGAGGAACTGCTGGTTTGTTTATTGATGCAGGAAACGTAGCTTTTACTGGCTCTTTCGTGTTCCCCTCACCAGCGCTTCGCGCTGATTACACAGACCATGCAGGCAGAAACTACAAGAAAGCATACTTTGGTGTTGATTTCCAACAAACAGATAGTAGCGTAGCATATGATACTGGTATGTCAGATATAGCTTATCCACTTCCATCTGATTATGCTACATTTGATTCAACTTCCTCTGCTACTGATTATGCTTACAAGTTCTCTCTTGACAACTTGGTTGTTACAAGGGATGGTAGTGGAAATGTAACTGGCCTTTCTTACTCTGCTGGCGCAAGAGTAGCAGGAACTTCCGAGACTGCTGTTTCTGGTGGTTATTCTTATGTTCTTGAATCAGATATTACACCAAAATTCACAGTATCACTTTACGGTGGTTTTGATGGATTTGACATAACTGAAAAAGAACCAGTTATAAATAACACCATTTTGAATGGTGCTACTGAAACAAACAGTAGTGCATACTACTCTCTTCAAAGAGCACTTGACACTATAGATGATGTTGATTTCGTTGAATGTAATCTTATCGCTATGCCCGGTGTTACAAACACTACATTAACTCAAAACTTGATTGATGTTTGTGCAGAGAGAACAGATGCACTTGGTATTATTGATGTTGAAAATGATTACAAACCAATATACGAAGATGTATCTTTAAGTGCTGAGTCAAGAAGACCAGATCCAACACAAGCTGCAACTGAACTACAAGACAGATCAATCAATAACAGCTACGGATGTGCTTTCTATCCATATGTCAAGATTCAAGATACTGCAACAGCACAACAATTGTTTGTTCCTCCTTCCGTAATAGCACTTGGAACATTTGCTAGCTCAGAAGCTGCTTCTGCTGTATGGTTCGCTCCAGCAGGCTTCGTAAGAGGCGGAATAACAGATGGTGCAGCAGGACTTGATGTTGTAGGTATTTCTTACAGATTAGCTGCTTCCGAACGTGATGAACTTTACGAAGCAAACATCAATCCTATTGCTTCCTTCCCATCAGAAGGCTTGGTTGTGTTTGGACAAAAGACACTTCAAGTAACTCCATCTGCCCTTGACAGAATTAACGTCAGAAGATTAATGATTTATGTTAAAAGAGAAGTTACAAAGATTTCAAGAAACATTTTGTTTGAACAAAATATTGAATCTACTTGGAAGAAGTTTAAAAATAAAACCGAAACTTTCCTTAGTGGAGTTGCTTCTCGTGGCGGTATAACAGAATATCTTGTCGTTCTCGATAACACAACAACAACACCAGCACTTATTGATAGAAATATTATGTATGCTAAAGTATATATTAAACCAGCAAGAGCAATAGAATTTATCGCACTTGACTTTATTATCACTCGTTCTGGTGCAACTTTAGGAACTTAATACTATTTAGGATATAAGGGAGAAAAAGAGATATGCCATTCTGGACTGCTGTTGACGGAATTAGTTTAGATCCAAAAAGAGTATCAAGATTTAAAGTTGAAATTGAGTCTTTAAACGATCCTAAAGGTGGAAGTACCGTTTGGTTTGCTAAAAGTTTTAGTAAACCAACTGCTGAAATTAAAACAACTACTCATAGATATTTAAATCATCAATTTAATTATCCCGGTTCTGTTAGTTGGGGTGACGTTTCTATTGAATTAATCGATCCAGCAGATCCAATTGATGCAGCAGGTTCCCTTGCACAGTTACTTGCAGCTATGGGTTATGAAATTCCAAAAGATGGTCTTTCTCTCGTTAATATTTCTAAAAGAAAAGCCGTATCTTCTCTCGGAGATATTAGCGTTTCTGAGCTTGACGACGAGGGACAAGAAATAGAAACATGGACACTTCAACAAGCATTTGTTACAAAATTTGAATGGGGCTCTCTCAAATATGACGGTGATGATTTGAACGTTCTTAAATTGACGATTAAATATGATTGGGCAACTTGTGAAATTCAAAGAAATACTCCTAGTGCAATAACAGCGGTTGAACCATCTGATGCAATCTCAACATCTGGAATGGCTGCTAAATCTTTCTTTTCCAAACCATCATCATAGTAGTATTTAATATTTTTTTTTAGAGGTGTATATTGCGTAATAATGGTGATAGATTTTCAACTACACCAGATGTTCCTCACGATCAATCAAATCCACAAACAACAACGTTAGATTTCGTTGTTCCTACTGATTTCGTTGAGCTACCATCTGGTGGTGCTTTTTATCCTATTGGTCATCCCTTACATGGTCAAAAGGAAATAGAAATAAGACATATGACAGCAAAAGAAGAAGATCTTTTGACTTCTCAAACTTTAATTAAAAAAGGTATTGCTGTAGATAAAATGCTTCAAAGCGTCGTTGTAGATAAAAGAATAAACGTAGATCATATATTATCTTGTGATCGTTCTGCTATGATGGTTGCAGCAAGAATAACAGGTTATGGAGAAGATTATAACTTTTCTTTAAATTGTCCTGCTTGCAATTTAAAAAATGATATTACTTATGAGCTAAGTAATGCTATAGTTAATGTTGGTAAGAATGTAGATGAAAATGAAGTCCAATATCTTGATGATGGAACATTTGTAATAACTCTTCCAAAAACAAACTACAAAGTTCAAATGAAACTTATGACAGGAAGGGATGAAAAGATAATATTTGAAACAAATGACAATAGAAAAAGAAAGAACCTTCCAGATGCAGCAGCAACAGATCAATTAAGAATGTCTGTTATATCTGTAAATGGTATTAGCGACCAACAAACATTAGATAAATTTATTTCTACTTTAAGAGCTATGGATGCAAGATATATAAGAACAGTATATAGAAAAGTATCTCCTTCTTTAGAAATGAAACACGATTTTGTTTGTTCTTCTTGTTCTCATACACAGGAGGTCGATATCCCGCTTACGGCAGAGTTCTTTTGGCCTAAGTGATAAATATATGGAAGGAGTGTACGAACACTTCTTCTATTTAAAATATTATAGTGGTTGGAGTTTTACAGAGTTTTATAATCTTCCTATTGGTCTTAGAAATTGGTTTGTTAAACGCTTATCAGATCAAATAGAAAAAGAAAATAAACAAATGGAAGAAGCAAGTAGCAAAAGTTCTACTAGTTCTAACTCTATTCCTTATAACATTCCAAAAACTAAAAAGTAAATAATGCAGGACATAGTTCCTGCATTT